TCCCTGCGCAGGCGGCGTCAAATTGAAATCGCGCTTTTTGTTAAAGCGCCTGTCGTTTGCGCTGGCGGCATGGCGGGACTGTAGCACGCTTGCTGGTCGTCGAGTTTTTTCTGTGGGCTGTGTGTGGCTGTGCGGGCCGCGCCATATTATCCGTTACATTCGCGCATGGGGCGTGGTAGATTTCTCGTATGACCTGCCGCTGGTGCGCTATCGATTTCGCTGCGCGAGCCGATGCCGCCTACTGCTCTGTGAAGTGCAGGGTTGCTGCGCATCGAGCTCGACCGCCGGCCGAGATGGCGGCTGCTCGTCGCTGGCTGCGGCATCGCGCGAAGATCCCGATCACGCATGACAACCGGCCAGCTGCTTCGACCCATCAGTGGTCGTGGTGTTCGTATGACAAGGCGGCTGCTTCGCAGCATGGCGACGGCCTGGGTTTCGCTTTGGGTGACGGTTTCGCTGCGATCGACCTGGATCACTGCCTGGTGGATGGCAAGCTGGAGGCGTGGGCTGAACCGATCGTCAAGGCGGCTCGCGGTACATACATGGAAGTTTCGATCAGCGGCACTGGGCTGCATATTTTCGGTTTCGGTCGGTTAGCTCGAGGCGTGAACCGTGGCGGCATCGAGGCGTATAGCGGCGGCCGCTATATGACTGTCAGCCTTCGGCGATTCCGTCGAGCTCCGCTGGTTCTGAAGGATTTGCAGCCGCTGCTAGATGACATCGTTAGGGAGGCGTGATGGCTGGCCGTAAGCGCAAGCCAGTCGAATCGCATAAACGTACTGGAACGTACCGGCCGGATAGGCATGGCGCTAATCTGGCGCTGGTTGAGCCGGTCAAGCAGTTGCCGCATGAGCAGACTGCTTTTGATGCTTTCTCGCAGGTTATGGCGGACGGAGTCGGCTGGCTGGCTCGCACTGACGCGCCGGCGCTTGCGCTTCTTCGGTCGCAGCTTGAGGAGCGCGAGGGTTTGCGCGATCTTGCGTTCCAGGGATCCGGCGAGGCTCGTAAGGCTTTGCGTGAGTTGGATAAGCAGATCACGACGCTGCTGTCTAATCTGGGTTTCGATCCTGCGGCTCGAGCGCGGCTGGGTTTGGCGGAAGTGAAAGCTAAGAGTGTTCTGGAGCAGCTGCGCGAGAAACGCGGCTAGCGTCTAGTGTCCTGCCATGCCGAGAGTTAAGGGCTGGCCGCCGGCTTATCTGACGAAGGTTCCGGCGGCTGACGTGAAGCGCGGAGACGGTAAGTACGTTCGGGAGTTCATTGAGGCTTTGTGTCCTCAGGTGAAGGATTCGATCGGCGGCCGGGCTGGTGAGCCTTTGATTCTGCGAGGCTGGCAGACGAAGCTCCTCGATCAGATGTTCGCTCGACGGCCGGATGGACGGCTGCGGCATCGCACCGGCCTTGTGGGTTTGCCTCGGAAGAATGGCAAGTCGGCTTTGGGTTCCGGCATCGGCCTTTATGGATTGATGATGGGCCCGGCCGGCGGTGAGGTGTATTCCTGCGCAGCTGACCGGGATCAGGCAAGGATTGTCTTCGGCATGGCTCGGACGATGGTGGAGAAGTCTCCGGAGCTGGCGGAGGCGACGAAGGTTTACCGGGACGCGATCGAGGTTCCGTCGACTGGGTCTGTCTATCGCGTGCTGTCTAGTGAGGCTTTCACTAAGGAAGGCTTATCGCCGACGATGGTTATCTATGACGAGCTGCACGCTGCTCCTAATGACGAGCTGTGGAATGTAATGTCGCTGGCTCAGGCGGCCCGCTTGGATGCGCTAGTGCTGGGCATCACGACTGCGGGAGTGAAGTCAGATAACACTGGTCAGGACTCAACGTGCTACAGGCTGTTCCAGTATGGCGCTCGGATCGCTCGAGGCGAGGTCGACGACCCTAGTTTCTTCATGGCCTGGTGGCAGTCGAAGGATGACGCGGATCACCGGTCGCCGGTTTCGTGGAAGGCAGCGAATCCGGGTTTCGGTGATCTGCAGGACCCTGAAGATTTCGACTCTGCTGTGAAGCGGACTCCGGAGAATGAGTTCCGCACTAAACGCATGAATCAGTGGGTGAACGCGCAGACGGCGTGGCTGCCGACTGGCGCGTGGGATGCGCTCGAGCGGGCCGAGCAGCCGGATGCTGACGTGCCGGTAGTTCTGTTCGTCGATGGGTCGTTCTCTGGTGACTCGACTTTCATCGCGGGCTGCACTGTTGAGGAGACTCCGCGGATCTTTAAGGTCGCAGCGTGGGAGAAGCAGCCGGAAGATACCGACGAGTGGCGGGTCGATATCGCCGAGGTCGAGGCCACCGTAATCGAGGCTTGTAAGCGGTGGAACGTTGTCGAGGTTCCCTTCGACCCGTTCCGCTGGCAGCGGTCTATGCAGTCGCTGGCTGATGCGGGCCTGCCGATCGTCGAGTATCCGACCAGTTCGCCGGCTCGCATGGTGCCGAGCTGCGCGAAGTTCTATGACGCTGTGATGAGCGGCGGCATTACGCACGATCACGATCCGCAACTTTCGAGGCATCTGCAGCAGGCAGTCGTGAAGACTGACCGGCTGGGCCCGCGTATCGTGAAAGAATCCAGAAACAGTCCGAGGAAGATCGACGGCGCTGTATGCGCTGTGGGTGCTTTCGATCGGGCTACCAGTTACCGGGAAGCCGCGCCGATGGCGGCTCCGCAATTTTTCGCTTAGGAGTTGGCATGGCGGGTGTGCTGCAATTGTTGGGCGCTGCAGCGATCACGACTGGCGCTGCGTTGCTGGCTCCGGCGGCCGGTTTCGCTGTTGGCGGTATTTTCCTCGTGCTGATCGGCGTTGCGATCGAGAGGGCTAAGAGTGCTGAATAATCTTTTCTCTTCCGGCGCTGAGAAGCGAGCGATCACGTTTCAGAAGCTTTTCGAGATCGGCCGTGACGTGCCTGCTGGCACTCGAGCTGGTGTCCTCATCAATGAGGAGAACAGCCTCAAGATCGGGCCGGTCTATGCGGCTATCCGGTTGATCTCAGATTCCATCTCGACTCTGCCTATGGATACTTTCTTCCGGCAGGATGGCGAGCGGTTACCGTTCCGGCCTCGACCGGCGTGGGTTGATAATCCGGAGCCGGATTCCAGTCAGCAGCGATCAGATCATTATCAGGCTTTGCTGGTTTCTTTGCTGGTCGACGGGAATGCTTTCTCGCGGATCATTCGCAACGATCGCGGCGACATCGTGGCTGTGAGTGTCCTTGATCCTAGGCGCGTCGAGGTCGTGAGGAATAACCAGGGCGCGATCGAGTTCCGGATCGATAACGGGCGCCGTCGCTTGTCGGAGATGGACGTCGTCCACATCACGGAATTGCGGCAGCCGGGATCGCTGCGCGGAACATCGAGGATCAAGGAGCTGCGCGAGACTCTCGGCCTGACGAAGGCGCTGGAGGAGTTCGCTGCGGCTTTCTTCGGTTCCGGTTCGACGACGAGCGGCATCATTGAGGTTCCGCAGGAGCTCACAGCGGAGCAGGCGCAAGCGCTGCAAGATTCCTGGGAACGCGGTCATAAGGGTTACCGGAAGGCGCACCGGCCGGGCATCTTGTCGGCTGGCGCTAAATACACTCAGACAAGCGTCGACCCTTCAGACGCGCAAGCGCTCGAGTCTCGAGAGTTTGCGGTCGAGGAAGTCGCTCGGATCTTCCGGATCCCAGTGCATATGCTCCAGTCGACCCGCGCCGGAGCGATGTCATATGCCAGCGTCGAGGAGTCGAGCCGCCAGTTCGTGACATATACGCTGCTTCCGTACATCGCCAAGATCGAGGGCGCATACTCGAGGCTGCTGCCGGGAGAAGCATTCATTCGGTTTAACGTCGACGGGCTACTCAGGGCAAGTCTTCAGGATCGGTATTCTGCCTACAGCGTCGGCATGCAGGCAGGCTTCTTGTCGATCAATGACATTCACCGGCTCGAGGATCTGCGGCCTGTTCGTGACGGCGGAGACGAATACCGAGTGCCGCTGGCGAACGTGAACCTTGGCGCGGCTAACGTCGTCGAGCTCGAGAAGCGCGTCAATATGGCGACGAAGCTTGTCCAGGTCGGCTACGACCCGACGGCTGCTGCTCAGGCTGTCGGCCTCGATTCGATCGAGCACACTGGCCTGCCGACTGTGCAGCTGCAGAACGCGGCCCAGGCGGCCGAGTCTCCAGCGGATCCCGCAACTATGTATCCGGTTCGCACTATGGATCCGGCTGATTTTGCGAAAGCTATCGCCAGCGCCATTCGTAAGACGACCGAAGACTAATTGGAGTTCTCGTGAGCATGACTTCGGAGAAAGTCACTATCGGCACAGCTGTAGCGCGAATTGTGGAAGCATCGATCAATCCGCAGCACGTCACTTTGCATAACATGGAGAAAGCCAGCAACGAATATATCTATTACGGGCCAGATTCCTCGATCACTACCAGCAATAGCATTCATCTTGATCCGGGCGAGACCCGTATCTTCACGCTACTTCCTAATGAAGAGCTGTGGGCTGTCGCTGCTAAGGATCTGCCTCTGGGCGTCGTAACACAGAAGCAAGGCGTCTGATGCCTTACTTCGTGACAGAGCAGGGAGAGCTCGACGGTTGCGCGGGTTATGCGACTGTGAAAGATGACGGAGAGATTCTGGGCTGCCATGACACGAAGCAAGCAGCGATCGATCAGATGGTCGCTTTATCAATTGCTGAAGATATAGAGCCGGGCGGAGATTACTCAAGGCGAGATCTTCCGGAAAACTATCGGCCGACCCTTAAGGACGAGGATCGAGCAAAGAACATTCCGCAATATATCCGCCGCGCTGCGATCCGTGGACTTGAGCTGAACCGTGAAGGCTTCGGCGGTGATGGCCTGACCGAAGGCACACTGCGGGACGCTCGAGCTATGGCTCGCGGCGAGATGTCCGATGACAAGGTCGTCAGGGCTAACGCGTGGGCCGCTAGGCATGCAGTCGATCTTGAGGCTGCGCAGAACAGCAACCCGGACGCTGACGGCTGGCCGGGCCCAGGAGCTGTCGCTCATTACTTGTGGGGTATTGATCCGCTAGACCCGGAGCCGGCGAGGCGCTGGCTAGAGAGAGAAGTCGCACGAATCCGCGGCGAAAGGATGATGATGGATAACGTCGAGATTAGGACGTTCGACGCGAGTATCTGTGAGATGCGAGCTGCGGAAGACG